GCTGCTGCATCCTCTGCGTACGTAGCTGCTGCATCTCTGCCAGCGTCTGTAAGGGATCCACATACGCCGGCCCTTGGACGTTGAAGCCCTGCAATACAGGAGCCGGAGGTGCAAATTGGATAGCCATCTACTTGCCTCCTGTTCCCCAGATATTCTTGCCGATATTGCTCCAGTGCCATCCGGCTTGAGTACCGGGAATTCCGCCCATACCGGCGAACATCAAAGTATTGCCGGCCGCTCCAATGCCGCCCAGCATTTGATTCCAGCTTTGTGCCGCTCCGAGGTCGCCTTGCGCGAGGGCTTGCTGTGCACCGACTTGGGTGTTGGCCAGGTAGTTGGCGCCGGAGAGTGTATTTTGGGCTGCCAGATTTCTGGCGTTGATGTTTTGCCCCCCTGCCCATTGGGCCGCCCCGGTGCCGAGTGTGCCGGCGTACTCCGCGGCTTGTAGTGCGCCTTGGCCGGCTGTTGTGGATGCGCCTACGCCCATATTGGCGAGCGTGGCCAAGCGATTGAAGTTCTGGTTATAGAGATTGCTCGCGCGTTCGAATGCCGTGCCGGCGTAATCCTGTGTGTAGCGCTGCAGAGACTTCATGGCGCCACCGGATCCGGTGAGGCCGGCGGCCGCCGCGGCCCGGTTGGCGGCTTGCTGGCCTTGCTGGAGCTGGAATTGATAGGCAGGACTGTACTGCGCCATCATGGAGGCTGTGAACGGCTTTGCCGCTTCCGGCAACTGGCCGGCGGCCGTCGCTCCTACGTCTATGTAAGGGGAGAGCAGGTTCTTGAGATTCTCGGCTGCCGTGGTGGCTCCGGCGCCGGCCGTAGTGGCTGCCTCCGTAACTCCCTGGCCGGCTTGGGCGGCCGTTGCCAGGATTTCCGGGTTGACCTGCTCTATCGCGCGCGTTACGGTCTCGCCGGCCTGGCCGTAGCCTTTTTGCAATTTCTCCGCGGCATGGTGGGAGGCTCGAGCTCCCTGGATTCCCCCTATTACGGATGTGACTAGACTCGGCATTTCAGCCTCCTACCGAACGTCCCAACAGGACTAGGTCCTGCAATGTGCCGTCTTTCAAGAACGCCTGCTGTTGGCGTCCCACGTAATGCATCCCCAAGAAATGCGTGCCGTACGCGATCGCCGGCTTGTTGCTCTCCGGTACCGCGGCCGTGAGGCGCCGGCACGGAGTATGCTTCGATATCCATGGGATGAATTCGTGTGCCGCCTCGCGTTTCTGGTTTGTGGAGACTCCCTGAATCATCACCACATGGAGCTCCCAGCACACGCTGTTCTGTGGCATGAGGGTAAACAGACCCACCAGTCCCGGGTTGCCGGCGATGATGTACCAAATCCCGGGATGTGCATGGACCTCAAACTCGGATATCGGGGGAAGCGAATCATCTCCAATCCGGTGGTAGACATCCGGGTGCGTCAGGATATTCTCGACCCATCGGTAGTTCTTGGTCCGGTGAAACTCCATCAGGTGCGCGCGAGAGTTCCCATGTAGGCGTAGTTCCGGCGTAAAACGGCAGGGAATAAAACTTCCAGACAAGCCTGGGTCTCCCATACCTCATTGGGTGGGTAGTCGATGTGTTCCAATGCGGCCTGGGTTTCATTGACGTTGCTTGCTGGAGGATTCGTTCCAGGCCATTCGAGAACGGCTTGTGTCTCGCGTACATCGTTGAGCGGAAAGTCCGTATGCTCGAGAACGGCCTGTGTTTCCCGTACATCGGCGGCCGGTGGTGGTGCACCAATGAAGACCAGCGTCTCGACCGCAACCTGAGTAACGCGCGCGTTGCTGACGCCGGGAGTAACCAGCGTTTCGACCGCGATCTGGGTGACGCGGGCGTTGGCAACACCCGGAGTAACCAGCGTCTCGATCGCAACTTGCGTTACTAGGTTTGCCACTTACGATATACACTTTTCGCCAAATTCCCCACCGTTGACCCCCGCCGCTGTCCATGCCGTACTGGTCGCCGGATCGGTCTCCCAAATCTGCCGGTCCATGAGATAGGACGTCGTGAGCGAGAATACCGAGGAACCATCAAAATTCGTTCCGCCGCTCGAACGGTATTCGGCCGAGATCGTCCGCGCCGCGGCATCGTCCTTGCGAGCGGTGAGAACCGCCTGAATGCCGGCGATCGGCCCAGTGGGTGAGATCGCCGGAAATTTGTAGGTATCAATCTGGCCAGGGGTGGCGCTCGACACGTAGGTGGTATCGTCATCGGGGCTGGGAGTATCGTCCACTTGCGTATAGTGCGTCGTGCCGGAGTTAGGGGTCCACGTTAAATTCGTGCTTGGAGAGCTCGTGTTGTCCGCATTCGGCAGGGTGGTCAAGACCCGGCAGTCTCCCAAAAACGTATTGTTGGTCGAACCGGAGGAATTCAGAATATAGACGTCATCGATGGTATAACTGAATCCAGAGAAATCGCCTACCGATAGCTGGATTCCGTTAGTGCTCGTGTTGCCGGTGGACTGTGTGTTGCCGGTGCCTGAGATCTTGGTCACACCGTCCACGCGCACCTCGAATGCGCCCGCGGAGCCAATGGTCGCCTTGACTTCGATGTAATACCACGTGCCCGTCACGAGGACCGTGGGAGAGGTGCCCAGGACCGTGCTCCCGCGATTGAAGGTCAGGGTATTGGTGGATAGACGCAGGCTGCACTGCTCGCTCGAGGCGTCCATGAACGTCCACACCGGGCCGGTATAGCTGAGGCTGGATGCGCGGTAGGCAAAGCCCATGACCCGCGTAACCACTGCGCTCAGTTGCCCCTGTGTCAGGGCTATCTTGGAGTTGGATGCCCCGATATCCGCCACCGCGTTGCCGCCGAACCGCCCCCCGGTGAAGTTCGCGTGCGAATCGGTATCCCATTTGCGACCGAGGTTGGTAGTGTTGTTGTAGTGGTCGAAGCCGTCGATGAATTCCAGGGACATGCGTTACACCGTCCTTGTGATTCCGAGTTGCAATCCGTTGATCTCGGTCTTGGTCCAGTCCGCTGCCGTGAACAGGCTTTTGCGCTCCGTCTGGATGTTGTAGAGGTAGCTGGTCGCGCTGGGATAATACCCATTGGGCGGAAGGAAGTTGTGGCCTGACGCCTGCACGATCTCCGTCCCGCTGGACTTCCAAAGCCCCTTGACCGCGGCGTCGCCTTCGTCGCTTTTTACCACACACCACAGCGCCTGCACGCCTTTGATGACGCCTACAAAGGCGGGGTCGATGTCATCGAGGTTGTAGAGGTCTTTTAAGCCTGTGCTGGCCGCCGCAACATAAGTCACGTTGTCGTCTGCCGGGTGCTCCATGACTTTGGTGTAATTCGCGCCTGCTCCATTCGGCGTCCATGCGGAGGAATCGCCTACGTTATTCGGATACAAGACGCCAATTCTGATATCTCCGAGGAATTCGGTGTCGGTGACATAGAGATCGTCTATGATGCAGTTGAAACCGCCGCCCGGACCTTCTGTCAAGATGCGGTTAAATTTAAGCCCGGGCTGCCCGGAACCGTGGGTATAGTCCCAATTCAAGATCTCTACCCCATTGACCCGGGCAGTTGCCACGATATGAGCGGGAGGTCCGCCGTCTACCGTGGCTTGCGTTTCAAAGTAATACCAGCGTTCCGTGCTCATGACAAATATGGAAGGGGGGCCGGTTGCCCCGGTGGCATTGAAGCCGAAATGAAACCGCAACCGTCCGTCGCCCACATGCTCCAGCCTCAGATCCAAGTTATTGACGGTATTCAGGAGTGAGATGATACTGTTAGCAAATCCCTGGGTCTTATAGGCCACACCCATCGTCATCGTGGTGTATTCCGCATTGAGGGTTTTGCTGGGGAAATTGAGTGCCCCGGCTTGCATACCGTTGCCGGTACGCCCCGGCACGATCGATGCGGTGGTCTGTGTTGTCCACTTACGCGACATTTGAGGAGCCGAATAGTGATCGAAGGAATCAATGAACAGCAAATTTGCCACTTACTAGACCCTCCACCGGAGCACGATGGTGTACACGTTGGTCCCGTCCGATTCGAGGATGTCGCTTGAGAGGATGTCGTCTAACTGCAATTCGAATGGATCGGTGGCGAATACGTCCTGTGTGATGACCGTGCCGGCGTCTGTTCCTGCCGGAACTGTCAATTTGCCGGCGCCAAAGATCGAATTTCGGGTGGTTGAGAAATCCTGGCCCACTCTCGTAATCAGGATGTCGAAGGTGAAGTCCGCTGCCACATCTCCTTTAGGTACGATGTCCGCTGCTACCGCAATACCTCCCCGCTGCACGGGAAGCAGGTTCGTGACGTTCGATGCTATTGCGGTGTCGTAGATGACGAAGGTCGCCTCCTCCAGGTCCTCGACCGAGAGTTCGCCCATGTCCTGGAGTTGCTCGAGCAGAAGTTGTCCTGATCGGGTGACCGTGCCGTCTCCGTTGACGATGCGCATCGTCCGCGGCACCACTGGGATGGGTGTCTGCTTCAGATTGTTGCGGTTGATGATGGGCATCAGTGCCAGGTGGCGTCTACGTAATTGAGGTAGGCGTTACAGAGCGACACGTCCACTGACGGATTAAGAGACTGCGAGAAGAACGTCTTCCAGGTTTGCGTGCGCGTGTCGCTGTAGGCCAAGGTGAGCGTGACGCCTCCGCTCTCGGAGGCCTGCGAGGAGTCCAGTTGCCAGATGCGATCACGTCCGTTGCCTAAACGGTTCCAGAAGATTCTTTGCTCGCCTAATACGTCGCAATCGATTTCGAATCGCGCATAGAACCGCCGCATGTTCTCCAAGGTCAGATGTGGTGCGCGGCGCCGGCGCACGATCATAGTCCCGTTGTCCGTCTTCCATTCCGTCGAGAGCGTATAGATATTCCCGTTCTCCCAGTCGCCCACATAGTGCTCTTCCGGAGTGGCGCCGAGGGCCACTACACAATGGACCCAGGAGCGGATGCGGTCCCATCCGGTGCCGTCCCACCAGCCGCGTTGATGCCACCATCCGGTGGTCATATCGAATGCCCAGGTGGCATTGGCTGCCGGGAAGCTGATCACCCAACATTCGTGGCCGTTGATCATTTCGGTGTAGGACACGGCGTCGGTGACGTCCGTGTATTTTTTCCAGGCTGCCTCTACGCCCGGTGTCGAGACGACGACGGGATTGTAGCCGGTGGCGTGGTAGGCCTTGCGCGTGCCGCGCCGCACGTCCATTCCGACCCAGGCGACTCCGTTGCCTAACCGGGTGACGGAGTATTGGGCCTGACACCCGAGATGCATCACGGCGCCCTGATCTGGAGCAAAGGGCGTATCTGCGTTGCCGATGTTGCGCCAGACCTGCGTGGATTCCAGGTCGCCCATGGTGTAGAGCTCTTCGTGATCGGCGTAGAGGGCCGCGACGTTGTCCGGGTAGTTGGCTTTGACGAAGAAGTCGAGTGGACTCCACCGCGTGCCCTGGTTGATGTCGGAGTAGTAGACCGTTTTCGTGCGGGGGTATGGCGTGACAAAAAAATAGCCATCCAAGAACGCCCCCTGGCTAGCCGTGACCAGCATGGCCGGTATCGTGCCCGTTCCACCTGTGGCGCCGGCCGTGCCGGCATCGGGCGATAGAAGGGCGTCTCCGGTCGGTTCGAGATTGGGATCGTAGACCAGGCCGATAATCGTGTAGCTGCCCGGTGTCCATCCGGTGCCCCCTGTAATGGTCAAGGTGGTGCCGATCTCGCTGGGGCCGAATACTCGGGTAGCCGAATGAACCATGTTGGGGGTAATCAGTTCGAGGTCTGTGTAGCTGATGTTGCCCAGCCACTCGATTCCTACGCCGAGACCGGATCCCGGTTCGCCCCAGGAACTCCCGCCGATCGCTTCGCCCTGTGCATTCACGGAGACGATCACTTGGGATTGGATAATGAACCCCGCGCCTTCGGTGATTTGGATGGTGCGACCTACATCCGAGGCGTCGAATATCCCTCCGGTGGGAGTCGTCAGGGTTTTCCCGGTGGCGTCGTCCGGATCGATCAAGAGGTCCGTCAATAAGTCCGAGAACTGACACGGCACCGGGCCGTTGCCCCTGTCCACATAGGCCTGGCCGGCTGAGACGATCAGGATTTCCGTGCCGTTGAAGAAGCATTGCACCGGGAGGTCGTTGTCCCCGATCGTCCCGCCCGCTGGCCCGTCCCCGCTCGAGCCCGGGAATCCGGGGACGGATCTATCGGTGAAGCTTCCGTCTGCGAAGACTTCGTAGAAGGAGTCGCCTCCCGCGGCAAACAATCGGAACTCGCCGGGAAAGACGCCACGCACCGGGGTTTTCGGGAGGGTCGTGAACAGCTTTATCCCGGGCGTGCGGATTAAGGAGCACCGGACATTTTTGTCCGTTACGTTCGTGCCCTGGTCATTGACACTGACCGCGTTGCGCTCCGGGATCCAGTTCATCGTCAATTCGGACTGGATGTTGGGGCTGAAGGGAGTGTTGAAGGGTCCTGTGAAGGCGTCGAAACGGGGCATGTTATTGTCCCCTCTTCGGAGGCATGCCGGTGTGGTAGTCGAAGTCCGGCCGATCGGCCTGTTCCTCCTGTGGGAGTCCAGAGAGGCGCCGGAGAGCCAGCAGCAGCAACCCCAATTCCTGGATGAGCTCCTCAAGCTTAAACAGCGTGATCCTGAGCTCTTCCTGCTGTGTCATTGGCCGGGATAGTTGGGAATTGTGCCAGTGAGATAGTTGAAATCCCCGGATGCTCCGGAGGTCCGGCAGCTTGTGCCATAGTCCGCACTTGAGATGCGCGGCGGAAGGTTGTTGTTGATCTGTGCGCTATCTCGCGCTTTGAGTGCGCGCCTTGCCAGGTTGAGCGGCATCTCCGTGCCCCAGATATCCACCAACTCTTCCGCCAGTGTGAGCGTCAGAGCGGCCTGGTAGGCCGGCGGCGCGATGAAAATATCGTCCAACGTCGCGAACTGCTCGAGCAATACCATGGTCTCGAGACGCACGCCGTACGGGAATGTGGCGACGGGCCAGAACCATAACTGTCCATAGGGAACATCCGGCTGATAGTAGACGTCCGTGGGCTGCGTGGAGGTCATGCCCTTCACTGATTGCGCTGCCCACCAGGCGTTGTCCCGGACGTTGATGAAGACATCCGTAGGCGGACTGCTGTTGGTCAGTACGACACTCGCCGAGATGATGTCCGATGGTCGTGGAGCATTGAAGTCTGGGGCAGGAAGTCCGGGGCCGATGAGGTAGGGCTGATGGTTGGGGGTGAGCGTAAACTCCCGGAATGTGGTGGTCCATGCATAGCATCCCCGGGCAGACCAGGCGTCGATTTGCTGGTTGAGATAAATCAGTCCGTCCTGCAGTTCGTTGTCGGAGTTATAGCCCTGCGGACGTTTCAGGATCCGGGCTTCCCGGAACGCGATGTAGAGCAGGTCTCTGGCCGTCATGTAAGCCTCTGCCTCTCAGGGCTCAGCTCATGGAACCGTTTCTCAGCCCAACGCCTTTCTCGAACTACTTGGTGGTAAACCGCCACTGCCCCCTTCGTGCTCATGATTGTGCATAACAAGTCATCTATCGTCTGCTGCATTTCATCCCGGTTGTCCCGGCTTTGTATTGCCGCGATTTCATTGACGAACTGGCATTCTGCTTCGGTCATGTGGTCCTCACAGCCGGAGGGGATGTCGGAGTGGGGCCAGCCGGCGGCTGTCCGGGCGCGCTGAAAATCTCGGCGTTGAGTTGCGCGATGACGGATTTGGTTTGCGCTTCGGCGTTCGCTAATTCCTGTGTGAGCGGACGTTGGAACGCGATGCAGAGGTCGGACGCGGCGATCTTGATGACGGCCTCCGTATACCCGGGCGCCAGTTCTACGGTGCCGGTTTGAGAGGGTAATTGCGGGATGGCCTGGAACGTCCACAGCACGATGTTTCCCGCTGCCGGCATGGGGCTGACGTAGATAATGCCCGTGGGGAATCCGTTGTCGTAGAACAGGTCTTCGACATAAATCCCCGTGCGCGACTTGTCCGCTACCGAAGCCCACTGCTCCGCGCTGTCGATACTGCACGGACGCTCCACGCCGTTGACCGCTAATACCGAGGCTGATTTGATTTTGATCGGGCGTGCGGTCGCATTCCACGTCAGAGTGGGGCCGTAGGTATAGCTTGCCGCTCCGGAGAGGGTATATTGCTCCCGCTTGAGACCGACCATGGAGAGCTTTTCGGCACTCAAGGAGTCGAGCTTGCGGTTGATCACCCTAAACGCGAGGGACATGTCATCCGTGTTGGGGATTTGTCCCTGGGCGTAAGCCCCCACATAGATCAAGGAATCCGTGAGGATATCCGCGATTTGGCTGGTCATGGTTTATGTCGTTGCGGGCGGCCCGCACTCGAGCTCTTCGTCCGTGATGGAGCGCAGCCAGTTGGGGCGTGGTCCGGCGTTGCAGAGCCAATCAATCACGCCTTGCGCCTGCGCGGCGGGTGTGGCTGGGTCGGCCACCGCGACGCCGTTCAGAATCTGAATCTTGTCATACGTGCCCCAACACGATGCGGTGTTGAGCACGTGCGTCTGGCATGGCTCGTCCAAGGTAAGCGCCTTGGACGCCATGATCTTGAGCATTTCGTCATAACGTGTCGGTTGACGTGTGGGGGTCATGGTTTCCTTCTCCTTATGGCTTCTTCTTCACTGCAGGCGCAGGTTGTGCGGGTGCCGGCGCCGGTTTCGTGGGGTTGGCGCTCTCCGGCTTGTCCTCTGCTTTGGCTGGTGCCGGTGCGGGCGTGCCCTCCGGTGGATAAGGCTCTTCCTGGTAGCCCTGGCTCTCGAGCTGCTCTTTCTCTTTCTCGTCCCGGGCTGCCTTGGTGAGCCGCTTTTCGTGGTGGTACAGCAAAAACGGGTATTCTTCAATTGCTGGATCGGCCATTGTTGAAATCTCCTCTCTTAGGACGCTTTCTTTTTCTTGAGCTCGCGAGTGAGTTCTTTGGCCTCGAGCTCTTCCTGTGCTGTCAGTTCCACTTCGGGCGGCGCGGACGCTACCGGGTTCTCGCTCCATCCTTCGGCTAACATCCGCTGCCGTTCGTCGTAAGTGCGCGCCGGACGGTTCTGTCCGGTCGAGTGGTTGTACAGCAGGATGGGGTATTCGCGGTAGATGTAGGGCGGCACCGGAGGCTTGTTGAGGTCGAACTCTTTCGTGCCGCCCGCTTCTTTCTGGTCGAGCTGGTCTAATACCCGGCGCAATCGCACGCGGTCTTCATAACTGAACGTGGTGCTATCGGTATCGGTGTTCGGAAACATAGGGGTGTCGTCTTTCTGGGCGAGGCCATAGATGGCTTCCATGGCCTCGTGCCGTTGTTGATCGGTCAGGTTCGAGGGTCGCAGCCCAACCGCTTCGTTCATGGGCATGAAGCTAGAAGGCGCCCGTGGCGCCGGCATAGACCGTGTAGGTTTCCTGCCCCGGGTTCACGTTGGTCAAGATCACCTTGTAGGGACGGGTGTTGGACTGCGCTACGGATGTGGATGCAGGGCTGAGCGTAACTCCGGCGCCGGCTGCCAGCGTAATCGCTATAGCCGTGCCCGAAGTATTCCGGAGCTCGAATTCGAATGAGGTGCCCACCATAGCTCCCTGGATGGCCTGCACCAGCGAAGCGGCGGAAGGTAGCGTATCGGTACGTGCGCCTCCGTTGCCGTCCCGGAGGATCATGCCGCCCATTACCTGGGTCGTCGTGTAGGTGACGTTGCCGGCCGTCGAGATGGTGACCGGCACAACCATGGGATAGACCAGCGATTGGAAACGCGGATCCTGTAGACCGAAATGTGTGGCTACTCCTGGCATCTTTCTCCTCCTATGCTCCGAGCACCGCTACGGCGCCGTTCTGCTGATACAGATTGCCAAACCCGATGAGCGAGTCGAAGCGATTCACTTGCATACTTCTCACTGGATCCCAGGCAATCACCTTGCGGAGAGCGATTCCGCTGTCCGGGTCCTGTTGCTGTGCGGAGGATTCGACGGCCTTTGGCAGATACAGCTTGCCCCCTACCAGAGCAAACGCCTCGCGCGACAGACCCAGTCCTACGGTGCCACTCTTCCCGTTCGGGTTGCTGGTTCCGGGCCACAGCGTGAGAGCCGCGTTGTTGAGCGGAAGAGCATCCACATTCTGGTATTGCGAGCCCGGTCCATAGATCGCCGGCAGGATGGAGATGCTGTTGCTGCCGGCCGCTAGGGTGTAGTTGGCCGTAGCCGTGAAGGTCCGCAATGTGGCCGGACCTGCGGATCGCCGGGTCATCGGGTTGACCATATTGACCGCGGCGATACTGAATTTGTCGCCGGCCTTGATGGTGTCGCCCGCGGTTCCGGTGATGAGCAGGCTGGCGCCCGATTGGCCGGAGCCCGTCACCGTGACGTTCGAGGCCCAGGTGCCGGCGGTGTGGGTATACAGCGAGTTCGATTCGTAGAAATCGAACGCCGCAAGCACACCGATGTTGCCTTGCTTCCACATGCGGATGATCTGGTCCGAGGGATGGAACACGTTGGTGATGTTCGATCCGAGAGAGGTCATCATTGAGGAAGAGATCAGCATGCACCGCTTTCCTGGCATGCACGCTTCTTTTTCGAGCACAGCCCGTGCCTGATAGTAGGTGTTTACCGTGGTCGGATCCGTGCCCAATACTCCTACGAAGTTTGAGGCGTTGACGTACGCAAAGTAGGCCGCTCCGGAGTCGATGTCCTGCGCGATCGCCGCGGCCGCGGGGGACCAGTAGTTTTCTCGCAGCTCTTCTTCTGAGCGCTCGAGCTTGACCGCACGTTCATAGTCGTCCCATTCAAACGGCACCTGGATCCAGGTATCGAGCGACACGGTAGTTGAGATGCGATTGATTCCCTGTGGGGCGTATCCCATGCCTTGGACCGTGAGGAAGCGTTGCGGGAATTTGATTTGGATCGTGGAGCCTGGGGCGAATTCCTTGTTGAAATCCTTCTCCCAGTTCCGATTGAAGTATTCACTGCACACCAGACGGTTGACCAGCAGGCGTAAGATTTCCATGCTGACCCAGTTGGTGTTGATGAA